CCAGCTGCTCATAAAAAAGAATATCATGGTGCATTTCCAGGTGGTTATGTTGATCATGTAAATAGAGTTGTTAGAGCAGCTATAGATTTAAATGAATTATGGGGAACATTTGGTGTAGATATTACTACATATACTAGAGAAGAATTAATATTCTCCGCCATTAACCATGACTTAGGTAAAATGGGTGACTCAAAAAATGAGGCTTATATCCCTCAAACTGATCAATGGAGAAAAGATAAATTGGGTGAGGATTATATGTTTAATAAGTCATTAGCATTCGCATCTGTCCCAGATAGAACTTTATTTTTATTACAACAACATGACATTTATTATTCATTTAATGAAATGATAGCTATTCAAACACATGATGGTCTTTATGATGCTGCTAATGAAAAATATTTAAAAGGATTTTTACCTGAACAAAAACCACGTACTTCTCTTCCATATATTTTACACCAAGCTGATATGTTAGCTGCTAGAGTTGAGTGGGAAATGGAATGGCTTCCAAAGTTTTCTCAAAATAACTTGGAGGAGCCAAAAAAGAAGTTTACATTAAATAATAACAAAAATTCTAAATCAAAGGCTCTTAATACAATTAAAAGTCCTGGTTTAAAAAATATGTTAGATAACTTATGATATTAGAAATAATTATAGGAATACTTGGATTAATAGTTGCAATTTTAGGATATGCAACTTTTAATTTACTACAAAAGAATGAAAAGGCTGAAGATATTATTATATCATACAGAGATTTTATTTTAAAATTTCAGGATACTATAGGTAAAACTCAAAAAAGACTAAACCAAATAGATGAAAAAGGTATGTTTAAAAGTGATGATGAAATTGGTTGGTTCTTTAATGAAATAAAAAGGTTGCAAAAACAAATAGATAGTTTTAATATTGACCTTTAATAATGGCAAAAAAGAGAAGAAAGAAGAGTAGAAATTATTTTACTCAAGATACGGAAGATGCTATTGTATTATATAATAATACTAGCGATCCCGAAGTAAGATCTAAAATATATGAGTCCAGAATTCATTATGCTTTCTTCAAGTTAACCCAAAACATAATTCATACCTTTAAATTTTACCATACTGAAGTAGATAATTTAGAACATCTACAACATGAAATTATTACTTTTTTATTATCAAAAATTCATTTATTTGATCCTACAAATGGTGCAAAAGCCTATTCTTATTTTGGTACTATAGTAAAAAGATGGCTTATTTTATATAATACCAAAAATTATAAGAAAAAAATACAAAAAGTACCTACTGATGTATTGTTAAAAGAAGGATCTGGTTATTCTTATAATATGGATAGCGGTAAACAAAAAGACGATTTAAATAAATACATAGATTTATTTGTTGATTACACAACTGAAAATATATTAGAATTATTTCCAAAGAAAAATGATGCCCAAATAGCTGATGCTATTTTAGAATTATTTAGAAAAAGAGAAAATTTAGAGGTATTTAATAAAAAAGCACTATACATTTACATTCGTGAAATGGTAGAAGTAAAAACTCCAAAAATTACAAAAATAGCTGACAAGCTTCATGATATATTTAAAAGTCAATATGTTTTTTATTTAGAAAACGGGTACGCTAAATTCTAAATTTAAATTTTACTAATATTTATAACCAAAATATTATGAGTAAATTAGATAACCTTATTTTTGGTAAGAAAAAATTCTCTGATATATTAAGTGAAATTTACGATAATCAAAAGAAAAAAGAAAAACAAATAACAGGTTTAATATCTGAATTGAAACCTTTAATTTCTGATATTGGAGATGCAACTTTAATTGTACCTTTAATAAAAGATTATATGGAAATTGGTGTTCGTAATGATGAACAATTAATTAAAATGGCTACTATAGTACAGCGTGCGCTAAATAATAGTGGTGATGGAGATTCACTAGGTATTACAGAAGAAGAAAAAGCAGAACTTATGGCAGAATTAGATAAACTAAATACTAATTTCGAGGAAAATAAAAATGAGTAGTAGATTTGGATTTTCAAAATTAAATAATAGGATAAATCCTACAATTAATTCTGATGCTTTAACTAAAGCACTACAGATGGGACAATTATCTACTCAAATGGTATCAGCAAGAGTAACTGATATTGTATTAGATAATAACCATCCAAAATTCAAAAAATATGGGGAATGGAATGGTATAGGTACTATTGAATTTCAAATAGTAGGAAATCAAGTAGGGTTTAAAGATGAAAATCCTAAAGCTTTACCTTTAATACCTTATGTAAGAAATTTTCCGTTAGTAGATGAATTAGTAATACTATTCTCATTACCAGATTCAAATATAGGAGAAAGTTCAAAAAATACTAGTTATTATTACCTTAATCCCATTAGTGTATGGAATCATCCTCACCATAATGCTTACCCTGATCCTGCTAGAAAAGCATTTGACCCATCAGAAACTAAGGATTATGAAGCTATAGAAGGTGGATCAGTAAGAAGAACTGCTCCCTATGATTCTGATACTACTATATTATTACAAGGAATTAATCCTAGTGGGGGTGAATTTCAAGAACAAATTAATGTTCATCCACTTTTACCTTTTATAGGAGATATAATTTATGAAGGAAGGTTTGGTAATAGTATAAGATTTGGTAGTACTGTAAATTCTCAAGGAGGACCTGATTATAGAAATAATTGGTCAGAAGCGGGACCTAATAATGCACCTATTACAATATTAAGAAATGGTCAACCTGT